TAGGTGATACTAACCTTTACATTTATGATCACTTGGGTAACAACGCATTGCAAAACTTGTGTTCACGCATAGAGTTTATGGCTGTGTCATTAGGTGTAGATGTAATCGTATTAGATCACATAACAGCAGCGGCTACTGGATTGATGAACTCGTCAAGTGATTATGATAACAGTACCTCAGAACGTTTGTTAATAGATAACATAATGAAAGAGTTGCGGGGACTCGTATCTAGAACAGGTGTTAGAATAGATGTTGTATCACAGTTAAAGAAAACACAGAAGGCTTATGAAGAAGGTGACAGAATTACACTGCAAGACCTTAGAGGCTCTGGTTCTTTAGCAAGTGTACCTAATACGGTATTAGCTTTGGAAAGAGACAGGCAGAATCCTGATCCGATCATGGCTAATACTACTACTGTTAGAATTCTAAAGAATAGATTAACAGGAAGGGCTGGCGTAGCTGCTTGCTTGTATTACAACCACAACACAGGACGAATGAGAGAAATTGATTGGGCCATCAGTGAAGATGGTAAAATAATGTTAGATAATTAGGAGATACAAAATGGAACTTGTATTTGATATAGAAGCTAATGGTTTAGGTGAAGTTATTATTGACAAAGCACCCATGCCAGAAGTTTCTAAGATATGGTGTCTTGTTGCAAAGGATATTAACACTGGTAAAGTGTATTCCTACAGAGAGCACGAGATAGAACAGGGAGTGGAGTTACTACGTAACGCCAGTACAATCATTGGGCATAACATAATGATGTACGACATACCAGTCCTTGAAAGATTCTATGGTGCTATAGATACAGATGCTATAGACACTTTAATAGTGTCAAAAATAAAGTATCCTGATATTCGTAACCACCCCTTAGGCAACAACAGCCTAAGGGCGTGGGGCGAATCACTAGGAATATTAAAGGATGATTACTCTGGAGGCTTTGATGAATTTACAGAAGAGATGTTACAGTATTGTGTTCAGGATGTGGATGTATCTGAAGCTATATTCAGGGCTCAAGAACAATTCATAGTAGAGAACACAATGACAGTACGCCTTGAACACAGGGTATCTAGGATAATTGCAAAGCAAATAGAAAATGGAATGGGTTTCGATTTAGATTCTGCTGAATCTTTAGAACAAGAGATCTTAATGGAGAAAGCAGAGATAGAAGATAGTTTATGTCAAACATTTCCTCCCATTATCAGCGAACGTTGGTCTGAGAAAACAGGCAAGCGATTAAAAGATAAAGTAGAACACTTTAATCCTAACTCAAGGCAACAGATAGCTAGTAGATTTAAAGATAAATACGAATGGGATGCGCCTCTTACTGATAAGGGAAACCCTAAGGTAGACGAAGGTGTCCTAAAGAAATTAAGTTTTCCTGAAGCAAAATTATTATGTAGAAGTTTTGAACTAACTAAGCTACACAGTATGCTAACTGATTGGATATCACGTGCTGTTATTTCTAGAGACGGTAGAATACATGGTGGTATTAATCCACAAGGTGCTGTTACAGGAAGAATGACAGCAAGTCAACCTAACTTACAACAAGTATCAGGAGATCCGAGAGCTCGTGCACTGTTTGTACCTAGAGAAGGTTGGGTACAAGTTGGAATCGATGCCAGTGGTTTAGAAGCTAGGTTGTTAGCTAATCGTATGGCTCGATGGGATGACGGAGAGTATGGTGAACTTGTATTAAATGGAGATATTCATACCCATAACCAGAAGCAAGCAGGACTTGAAAAGAGAGACGACGCAAAGACTTTCTTTTATGCCCTGATATATGGTGCGGGTAATGTCAAAATAGGTGAGATTATTGGTAAGGGTGTGGGAGCAGGTGCTTCTCTTAAGAAAAGATTCTTGTCTAATATGCCTGCTCTAAAGAAACTTATTGAGACATGTGAATTTCAGGTAGCTAAGAAAGGTACTATATCTTTACTGGATAAACGAGAAGTTCCGTGTAGATCTAAACACGCTGCTTTAAATGTACAAGTTCAAGGAGACGGGGCTATGATAATGAAGGTAGCTTTATGCTTCTTATACCAGACACTAGAAAAACTTTACAAAGGACGATACGCTTTCATGGCTACTGTTCATGATGAATGGCAACTAGAATGTGATCCTGCTATCGCCAAAGAGGTTGGAGAAGCTGGAACACAAGCCATTAAAGCAGCTGGTAAATTCTTAGGATGTCAAGTAGATATGGATGGAGAATATAGAATAGGTAAGAATTGGAGTGAGTGTCACTGATGAAAGTAGATGTTACAGTATTCTTTTGGGATACTATAAACCCAGATACATGGTATACTTTTGTACTTAAAATTTACAGAATGATTCTAAGTATAGGATCGCGAGATAGGATAGCAAAATATACTCATTGTGCTGTGGTGTTAAAAATTCATGATACAGGTAAGGAAGTAATGTATCACGTAGGCGGTAACGTGCTTAGCCGATGGACAAGTACAAGAATTTTGAAAACATTCCCTCCTATGAAAGCAATAGAACTAGGTACAGTTGATGTTGATACCTTGGAGTTAAGATCCGTAGGTCCTATTAGATTTCAATTGTGGGTATATTTCTTTTGGTATGTAATACTAAGACACTTTACCAAATGGGAACCAAAAAATAATTGTTCGACGAAAACAGCAGAAATTTTAGAATTATTAGGATATGAAAATATATTATACACTTGCGTACCCGTGTGGTTATGCGATTCACTGGAGAAAGGAGTGACACATGCAAATAATAATGATAGCGGGGAAAGCAGGAGTAGGTAAAACTACAATAGCTAACACAATAGCAGCAGAATCCTTTAAGCTAGGACTAGTACCAATATTATTATCTTTTGCTGGTCCCTTAAAAGAAGAAGCTAAAGAAAAAGGATATGATAAGAAAGAATTTCCTGAGAGATATAGAGAATACTGTCAAGATATCGGTGCAGCAATGAGAGTGCTAGATGAAGACCATTGGGTTAAGTTAATGCATAGCAGCATACAAGAAGTAATTGCAGAGGAACAGAAGCATATAGAACAGGGTGATAAATTCTGGGAGAGGTGTGTTATCATTGATGACTGTCGATATGTTAATGAGGTAGCCTATGGAATAGCTGAGGATGCTGTTAGATTGTTTATAAGCAGTGGTAAAAGAAAGCTTTATGATGCTGAGTGGAGAAATCACGAGAGTGAAGCACTTGCTAATCTTGTTGAATCAGGCGATGGTCATGGTATAGAATACAGAGATTTGTTTCAACATATTATTTATAACGATAAGACTGAAGGAAGTTTAGATGATAGGCTTAGAGAAATGGTTCCTATATGGTGTGGAACTAAGGTAGGCAATGGAGAGAGGGGATTGCTGTGTGGATGTGAAGGATGTAAAGCAAAAAGGAATGGTAAAACGCCGTTCTCCGATACACTGTTCGGAGAGTTAATGGATTTAATAGATTTAGAGGATTGGTTAGATGAAGAAACCGAAGAAGATAATACTTGACGGGGATATTATAGCGTGGAAAGCCGCGTTCGTAGCAGAGAAGGAAGGAGTGATGTCTATAGATGGGTTAGTAGAAGGGCTAGTAGATAAGTGGACACCTGATGATGTTGATACTGTTCAGATAGCAATAAGTTGTACAGCAGATACTAACTTTAGGAGGACAATATATCCTGGATATAAAGAAAATAGAGTAGATGTATACAAGCCTGAGTTTTTAGGTGATGTATTTGTTGCATTAAATACAAGACATGATTGTCTTATGTATCCTACTCTAGAAGCTGATGACATATTAGGGATTCACGCTTCGTCTGGCGATGCCATTTCGGTTAGTCTAGACAAAGATCTCAAGGGTGTTCATGGTTGGTATTATAATCCTGACAAGAATGATGAGCCTTACTATATAACAAAGGAGGAGGCAGAACTATGGTTTTGTACTCAATGGATGACAGGAGATACAACTGATGGTATACCAGGTCTATGGAGAATAGGTGTTAAAACAGCTAAGAAGCTATTAGATGAATGGGAGACTGATGAGTGGCACAAAAATATACAGGAAATGTATGCTGAAGGTAAGCATTCACCAGAGAATAAATATGAAGTAGATGACATGGCTTTAGCTATGGCACGTTGTGTAAGAATATTACAGGATGGAAATTACGATATAGAAACTAAAGAGATAACTTTATGGAACCCAAAGTTGGGCTATAAGAAGGAACAGGAGATTTAATGGACCAATTTCAAGAATTCGTGGCAACACGAAGCTACTGTAAGTGGCAAGAAGATTTAAAACGGAGGGAAACGTGGGATGAATGTGTAAATCGCTACTACGATTACTTCGGTCAAAGATTCCCAGAGGTATTGGGAGAAGAGTGGGACGAAATAAGAAGATCCACTATGGACCGAGATGTTTTCCCGTCTATGAGAGCGTTAATGACAGCGGGAGCTGCGGCAGAGGTCGACGATACGTGCCTGTACAACTGTGCTTACCTCGCAATAGACTCGATTAGATCATTCTCTGACATATTATACATACTGTGCTGCGGTACAGGCGTAGGATTCTCCTGTGAATCAGAAGAAATAAATAATTTACCGACCGTGCCTGAGATTACTCGGGATACTGCGGTTATAATATCAGTACAAGACTCTAGGCGGGGTTGGGCAGATGCTTTAAAGGCTTTAATAACGGCTCTTTATGGTGGTTTCCATCCTACTTGGGACACGTCCCTAGTTCGGCCTAAAGGAGCTCGTCTAAAGACATTCGGTGGACGAGCATCAGGACCAGAACCACTTGAGCGATTGTTTAAGTACGTGGTCAGGGTGTTTCAAGAAGCTGAAGGGCGTAAACTCACCCCCCTGGAGGTACATGATATTGTTTGCATGACTGGCGAAATCGTAATAGCTGGTGGCGTCAGAAGATCTGCATTGATATCCTTATCGGATCTTAATGATAGAGACATGGCTACAGCTAAGTCAGGTAGTTGGTGGGAACTAGAAGGCCAGCGAGGTCTAGCAAACAACTCAGCTATATACGAAGAGAAGCCTACGCTAAGTAGGTTTATGGAAGAGTGGGATAATTTAT